TTCTGCGAACTGTAGACGGCCGACGTGGATGGCGCGGCATCGTTGATCGTGGCGCCGGCACCCGAGATGGACGCCTTCAGCTCGTTGATTGCAGCGACCAGGGAAGATTTGGCCGTGGTCGAGAGCGAGGCAAGGTCGCCCGCGCGCGTGTTTGCGCCCTTGATCGCGGTGCACAGATCAGTGAGCGCCCCGCTCAATTCGTCATTGTAGGTTCCGGCCATGATTCAATTCCTCAAGCGAGTTTGTTGGCGACGAGCGAAGTGAAAGGGATGGATGGCATCGGCATCGCGTCTTGTCGAATGGTGGCGCCGGCATCCAGCCCCGCAACGCCACTGGCCGCGTTGATCTGCGAGAGCTTCACGTAGCGGGCATCGGCAGCGGCCTGAGTGATGCCGGAACCAACTCCAGACGACGGAACGCCGCCAGGGGTTGTCCCATTGCCGACATACTCGGCTTCAAGCGTTTCATCGAAAAACGGCTCGCCCACGTCCAGTACGATCGCCATACGCTGCGCCGTCGTGCCGCGTTTGAACTGGATTTTGTCGATGACGAATTGCGTGGTCACAGTTGGCCACCGTCTAGAGCGATGTGGATCGGCGCGCCATCGCCCGCGCCGGCAAGGTCCGTGGACACCGGGATCGTGATGTACTCGAGACCGCTCTTGTTGTCTGGTAGCGCGCCGGCGATGTTGTAGGTCTGGTCTCGGTGGATGATCCGCATGGTCGCCGCCAGGCCGGGCCGGTAGCGGATAGTGATGCGGGCCGTCACTTGCGACTGCCCCGCTTGCGCCGCCAGGAATTCGCGCGCGGACAGCGGCACGACCTCGGCGGCAATCGATTTCGCGGTGCCATCCGCATTCGTGACCCATGGCAGCCATGACGTGAGCGCCGCGCCCGTGTCCGGGTCGCGCGTGGTCACCTTCTGCTCGATGACGATGCGATGGCGGAGGCGGCCGGCGGCGAGGCTCATGGCAGCACCCGCCGGAACGGAAACATCAGGTTCTGCACCGCCGGATTTTCGGTCAGCGCCTTCTCGACGCCAGCCTCGCGATTCGCGAACAGGTCGCCGATCAGCAGCAGGATGGCCGCCTTGAGCGCCGCCGGCACCACGCCGGGCGAAGTGGTGAACAGGATCGGATACTCCCCGACCGCGCTGGTCGCCGTGCCCGGCAAAATGGGGAGCGGATCTGTCCGGTCACCTTCTGGCGTCCACTCGTAGGAAGCGGCAGCCAGCGCGTAGCCGGTCTGCCGCTCCACCATCTCGCGCGCGGCGGTGATCAGTGCACCAATCAGCGTGTCGCTGTCATTGTCGTCCACACGCAACTGGAACTTGGCCTCATCCAGTGTCACCGGCTCGACAGTGGCCTGGGCCGTCACGCGCAGCATGGGGGTCAGTCCTTCTCGTCCGCAGCGTCAGCGACCTTCGCCGCGTCCCGGATCGCCTTGATCGCGTTGGGGTGGGTGTCGACGTAGCCGGCCGCGCGCGCCGCTTCCGCAGCATCCGCGTCCAACTCGATGATGTCGTCGTGCTTGCCGTAGACGCTGTCGTACAGCACCGCACACTCGACGGCGTCGGCTTTCGACGCCTCTTCTTTCTTTGCCATGGTCGATTCCTCGGAAGCCAAGAAGAGCGGGCGGCCCGAAGACCGCCCGCCAGTGGTTACGCCGCGGCGCCGTGCTTGAACGTCTTGACGGCCCCGCCCACGTCGACCAGGTTGCCGCCCGACCGCATCCAGGCCAGGAACCCGACCTGACCCTTCTTGGTGTAGGCCGAGTCGGTGAAGCGGAACAAGGTCACGGCCATCACGTCGCGGATCTTGTAGTAGCTGAAATCGCCGAACGCGATCGACACAGCGGCAGCCGCCGGGCTGGCCATGTCCTGATTGATCGTGATGTTGCGGTTCAGCAACCGATCCGGCGCGCCACCGGGGTTGCCCTGCTCGTAGCCCGGGACGAAGATCGGGCGCCCGCTCGAGTCCTTGACCTTGCGGATCAGCTTCAGCATGTCGTCGTGGAACATCCAGTTCGCATTCGCCCGGTAGGCCGGATCGACGGAATGCTCCAGATCGATCAGGTCTTCATACGTGATCGCAGGCGTCGCCGCTACCGCGCCGGTCTTGCCGACGCTAGCTGCGGTGATGATGCCATTCGGCTGGGTGGTGCCGTTGCCGGTCGTGAAGTGCTGATTGGTGATCCGGCCCAGGCGCTGCTGCAGACGGTTGCGCACGAAGCCCTCGATGTCTGCCGAGGAATCCTGCAACAGCTCCCACGGCACCGTCACGACCTTGGACGAATATTTGTAGACCACCAGCGCTTTGGTGCCGAAGCTGATGTCGAGATCCGTTGCGGTCGTGTTCTGGCCGATCAGCTCGCCGACCTCGCTCGTACCATCGGAAGTCGGGAAGTTCATCTGCTCGCCACTGGTGGTGCGGATCACGTCGGCCACGGTTCGCATGCCACCGTAGGCCTTGAGCGCATCCAGGATTGCCGATGCCACGGTGGTCGGGACGGTATACCCGCCCTCGCTGTCGGTGGTGGTGGACATGGTGTTGCGCACCGCCGTCCACTCGTCTGGCGTCAGGGCGTTGTCGCCGCCCCGCGTCCACTTGTCGAACAGCCGGACGGCCTCGTCCTTGCTGGCCGCCGGGTCCCCGCTTTCGCGAACACCGGCATCGCGCAGGTTGTTCTCAGCCGTCAGGTCCATGACCTTTTGGTGACGCTCGATGGCGGCGTCGATGCGCTCGATCTCGGCGAGGTTCTCGTCGTACTTCTTCTGATGTTCGTCGTTCCACGTACTGGTGTTGTTTTCCAGCAGGTTGCGGGTGTCTTTCGCCAGCGCGGTACGGCGCTCCCGCTCGGCCTGAAGATTGAAAGCCATGATGGTGATTCCTCTAGGCAATAAAAAACCGCCTTTCGGCGGTCGTGTGAGCTGCGTGCGGGAGCCGCTTACGCAGGGGCGCGCTCGAGCAGCGAGAGACGCCGCTCCAGCGTGTTTCGGAAGGCCGCGACATCGACGTCATCAGCCTCGGGTTTCTCGGTCTTCGGCGCGTTCTTGTAGGCCGACAGGTTCCAGGTGTTCTTGGAGCGCTCTTTCACCACCTCGACCTTGCGATCGGCAAAGCCGTTCTCTACCGCTTCGTCGGCCGTGAACCAGGTCTCGGCATCCATCAGCGCGACCACGTCATCAGAGGTCTTGCCGGTGCGGCGCGCGTAATCGCTGGCCAGGCCCGCGTCGATCTTTTCGAGCAGCGCGGCCGTATCCAACATGTCGCTCTTGTTGCCGATCGCCACGGTCCAGGCGTTGTGGATCATGAAGCCGGCGCCCTGGCTGATCTCCACCTCATCGCACGCCATGCAGATGCCGGTTGCAGCCGACGCGGCCATGCCGTCAACGTGCGCGATGACCTTCGCTGAATGTTGCGCGATCGCCGTCATCATGGCGCGCGCGGCGAACACGTCGCCGCCGGGCGAATCGATGCGCAGATGGATCGTGCCGGTCGTGATGCCGGCGAGCGTCTTCGCGAACTCGGTCTCGTCGATGTCACCCCAGAACCCGCCGATCACCCCATGCATGTACAGCGTGGTTTCGTCGCCAGATGCCTCCGCGCGCAGCGGCTTGGACTTCGAGGCGTTGTCACGCGCCAGTTGGAGCAGCTTCGGGATCGTCATTGTTCGGGTCCTCAGGTTTCACCGGCTTGCTGCCGGCCTTGGTGATGTCGTCCCAGCCATCCTTCGGCTGCATGTTCTTGAGCCGGCGCACTTCGTTGACGGTCAGCCAGCCTTGGGAACCGGGGCCGCCGAGCGCCTTGGCGAAATACTCGCCTTGGGCCTTGGAGTCGCCGGCCATCAGCCCGTCCACGTTGTGCTCGGTGAAATACCGCACGGTGCGGAACAGCTTGCGATTCAGCTCGTCTTTGATCCGACGCAAGTGGGCGCCGAGGGTGTATTTGACGAAGCCGATACCCATCTGCTCGATGCCGGTGCCAAAGCTGCTGGCGTTGGTCGTCTCGCCGATCATGTGCGGCGGCACGCCGAATGCGCGCGCGATGTCGATCACTTGCCACTGCCGCGATTCCAGCAACTGCTGGTCTACGGCGGACATGGTCAGTTCCTTGACGTCCAGGCCTTCGGTGAGGATCAAGGGAATCCGGCGGTTGCCCTGCGTGCCGCCGTACTTGGCAACCCATGCGGTGCGGAAGTCCTCCTGCTGATCCGGCGACATCTTTGCCGGCGCCTTGATCGCCACCTCCGGCTTGCCGCCTTCGCTGAAGAACTTGCCGGCGTGCTCATCACCCTGGATCGCGATGCCGATGCCGTTGCGCGCACCCCACTGGATCACAGACATCGAGCAGACGCCGTTGAAACCGAATCCCGGGATGTGGATCACGTCGTCCTGGTCGACGGTGAAATAGCCCTTGTCGTCATGGAAGGTGTACTGCAGCCTGCGCGGTTCGCGCGTGCTGGCCCGCGGCTGCTCGACAATATCCACGCGATCGCGCGGCCACGGAATGAGTCCCGTCATGGCACCAGCGCGATTGCGCTGGATGTAGGCGGTGCCGTCACCGCGCAGCAGCATCTGCGTGATCAGGAATTCCCACGCCGCGGCGGCGCCCCAAGCCGGGCAGCACTGTTCGTTGAGCACCCACCAGTAGTCGTGCTGCACCTTGATCCGTGCATCATCGACGCGCTCGTAGATCGGCAGCGGCAACTGCGCGATGGATCCGGCGATCAAGCTCACGCACGCGTACACCGCCGACACGCGCATCGACGTCTTCTCATTCACCACGGCGCCGGCCGACGTCGTCGGATCGCCGAAGATCTCGAACATCTTGATCGCGTCCGACGACATGGCCGTTTCACCATCGGCCAGTGCGCGGACCAACGGCGTGTGCGCACGAATGGCGCGATCGACCGCGACTGCTGCGGTCAGTCGCTCGCGGGCAATGGTGGCGCTCATCGTCATAGGGATACGAAACCTTGAGTGATTTCCGTTGTGGGTGCTTCGCCCATCGACACGCCCATCGCCATCAGCAGCGCGGCCATGTCGTCGATCTTCTCCGCCGAACGCTTCTTGTCCGGCGCCATGTTCAAGTTCGCATCCCGCCGCGGCACCAGGTTGCTAGCGCACCAGGCCAGCACTGGATCAGCACCGTGGTGCAGGTTGCCGGCGATGTACGCGCGTTCCAGTTCCTGCATCGCCGGGTGGTAGCTCTGCGGTCCCTGCCGGAACTCGATCATCGGCACCTCGGCCGACACCAAGCGGTTGGTGATGTCGGTGGCGTTCCACTTGTCATACGCGATCGCGAGCGGGTGAAACCGCTCGTTCAGCGCCAGGATGTCCGCCTCGATCACTGCGTAATCGACCACGTCGCCGTCTGTCTGCGTGATCAGCCCGGCCGACACCCAACCGGCATATGGCACGGTCCCGCGCTCGGTACGCTGCGCCACGGCCCATGCCGGCACCCAGCGCCGACCGTACGTGTAGTAGATCCCGTCCACCTTCCACACCAGGCGGAACGCACACAGGTCGCGCGTGCTGGCCAAGTCCAGACCGCCCCAGCAGGGATAGCCCGCGAGCCAGTCCAGATCGACCTCGCCCCCGCACTTTTTCCATCGACCCAGGTCGACCCAGGCCTCTGCGGCGGCAGCTTGTCGGTTCAGCCGCTTGATCTTGAACTCAGCCGCCTTCGACGGCATTGCCTTCGCTTCAACGGCCTCCTTTCGAATGGCTGTCAGCAGATGCGGGTTGACGTCGATCAGCGGGTTGGCTTTGACCCAGACCGCTTCGTCGTAATCCGCGTCGCCATCATCCAGTGCGAAGAACAGCACCAGGAAGTGGTCAGCGGTGGTGCCGAACACGCCCTGCAGCAATTGCTTCGCGAATTGCCGGATGTCGCCCCATGGCCCTGGGTTGGTGTAGCCCTCGGTCGTGGTGTACAGCCATAGCGGGCAAGCCCGCGCGCCGGCAGCCGAGGTCAGTACGTTCAACAGGTCCGCGGTCTTGTGCGCGTGGATTTCGTCCAGACCGACATGCGACGGGTTCAGACCGTCCTGCGTGGATGCCTTGGCATTGATCGGCTTGAACGTGCTGCCGGTTTCCACCCGGCTGATGGCATTGGCCCAGCATTCCAGCCCGAACGCCTCGCGCAGGTCGGGCGACAGCTCCGCCATGCGCTTGGCGACGTTGAAAATGATTCGTGCCTGGCTGCCGGTGGTTGCCGCGCTGATGATCTGCGATCCAGGCTCCGGTTCGCAGCACTGGCAGTACAGCAG